CGCAGCATCCCATTTGACACCGACGATTCGGTCGGATCAGAAACGACTTGCACGATCCATGTTTGGTCGCAATACCGCGGCCGCAAGGAAGTCAAAGAAATCATGCGCTCGGTGTACCACACACTGAACCGCGCAAACTTGACCATCACCGGTGGTCACTTGGTAGAATGCCACGCAGAGTTTGAGGAATCATTCCTTGACCCTGATGGGCTAACGAGGCACGGAGTGATCCGGTTTCGGTTGATCGTCGAGGAAAACGGGTATCTTGAACAGTACCTGACGACCGAGACAGGGGTTTATCTGCAATCTGAATCCGGTCACTATTTGGCCGCTGAACAAGGGGTTTAATCATGGCATCATTCGTTGGACGCAAAGCACTGCTGAAAAAAGGCCTCACCACCGTGGCCGCAATCCGCACCCGCTCCATTACGCTTGGTAACGAAGTCGTTGACATCACATCCGACGACGACAGCGGTTTCCGCACAATGCTGGCCGAGCCAGGCAACAAGACCTTGGACATGACCATCGAAGGCGTGTTCAAGGACGCCACATTGCTGACCATCGCCATGAGCACCAGCGACATCCTGGAAGGATTCACGCTGCTGTTCCCCACGATCGGCACCTTTGGCGGCGATTTCGTCATCACCAGCTTTGAGTCTGCCGCTGCTTACAACGAAGCTGGCACCTTTAGCTGCTCATTGCAATCGTCCGGCACGTTCACCTTCACGCCTGCCGTCTGATGAGCGCAATCTTCAAAGACGTTGAATTGGCATGGGACGGCAAGACCTATTCGGTTAAGCCTACCATGCTGATCCTAAACAAGATTGAGCAGCGCGTCAGCCTGGCCGGTCTGGTGCGCGGCCTGTCAAGCGATGCGCCACCGCTGTCGCACCTTGCCTTTGTCGTCGGCGAGTTTTTGCGTGCCGCAGGAGCGCGGGTTGAAGATGACGAGATCTACCGCGAACTGATGACGGGCGATGTTCAGTCCCTGCTGGCGATGCGTGACAGCATCTTGGTGGCGATTTTCCCTGAGCCCAAAAAAAAAGAAAATCAACCGGCGGTCAGCTAGTTGATATTGAATGGGGCGGCTTCTACGTCGCCGCTATCGGGTGGGGTCTGTCGCCATCCGAGTTTTGGCAGATGTCTCCAGCCGAATGGTGGTTGTTGTACGAGGCCAAGCGCCCAAGAGATAGGGAGCTTGACTATGCCGGTGGACTGACAGATGCCGACTGTGCCGAGCTTTATGATTTGCTGGAGAAATAAATGGCAACGATAGGAAAGCTGGCGGTACAGATCACAGCCGACACCACAGGCTTAAACCAAGGCCTGAATTCCGCCGAGAAGACGGTAAGCGCGTTCAGCGACCGCATGGACGGCCTGGCCTCAAGTCTCAAGACAATTGCACCATTGGCCGTGGCCGCAGGCGCTGCTTTTGCCTTCAACATGGCCCGCGCATTGGCCGAGAGCGCCGACAGGCTGGATGAACTAAGCCAGCGCATTGGCGTAAGCGTCGAAGACCTGACCCGTCTGCAATGGGCGGCGAAGATGTCCGGCGCATCCAACGAAACGCTGACCGCATCCCTGCAAAAGCTGTCGCTGAACATGGCGAACAGCAAAGACCCCGCCAACGAAGCTGCAACCGCATTCAAGGCGCTTGGCATCGACGTCTCAAACACGGACGGCACGATGCGTTCGCAGCTTGAAATCATGAACGAGGTGGCTGACGCCTTTGCAGGATTCAAGGATGGAGCCAACAAGACGGCCATTGCGGTGCAATTGTTTGGCAGGTCTGGCGCTGAACTGATCCCAATGCTCAACGGTGGAAGCAAGTCAATCAAAGCATTGGCCGCCGAATCCGACAAACTCGGCAACACACTCAGCACAAAAACAGCAAAGGCGGCAGCAGAATTTAACGATCACCTTGATCGAATGACGGCACGCGCAAGCAGTGTGGCAAAGTCCATTGCGACGCCGCTACTCACAAACCTGAATGCTTTTTTTGATGCGCTTGAAAGAGGTGTGGCACGCGCAAGCCTTGCCAGTTTGGCATCTGAAGTCACCAGGCTGAACAATGATTTGAAAGCGTTACAGGCTCGTGGATCAAATCCGTTCATCAATTCGGAAGTTTTGACAAAAAACATCAACGAGACAAAAGCAAAGTTAGAAGAAGCGAAGAAGGCATATAACGAGGCATATGACTCGTTTAAAAACACAACAAAAGCCCCAGAACTTGATATTCCAAAACCAACTCGCGAGGCTCCATCCATTGCAAAGCCTGCTGAGATAAAAGACCCGCTGGGCGAGTTCGCAGACAAGAAGCTGGAAGAACAAGCCCAGCGCATGGCACGCGAAGAACAAATGCGGATCGACTTCTTGACCCGCAATGCCGAGGCCATGAAGTTGGCCGCGCTGTCAGAATTGGATCAAGAGCAATTTAAATACGAAGAACGCCTGCGCCTGCTTGAAGAATATTTGATCCGCGAGCCAGAAATGATCGCCCAATACCAAGGCGTCAAAGAGCAAATGGCCGCAGAGCATGAGAAACGTATGCTTGACATCCGCAAGAAAGGCCTGACAGACCAAGAAAAATGGAACGCTCTGAGCTACAAAGACCAGGCAAAAACGGTCTCCAGCGAATTGATGAGCATGACCGGCGCGGCGGCCACCGAAAACCGCAAGATGTTCGAGATCAACAAAGCGGCATCACTGGCAAACGCAGTCATCAAGGGCTACGAATCGGCAGTCAACGCATATTCATTCGGTACAAAAATTGGCGGGCCACCTGTAGGCGCGGCCATGGCGGCTTTGTCTGTTGCGGCAACTGGAGCGCAAATCAGCGCAATCAGATCCCAGACCTTTGGAGGCGGCGGTGGCGGCACAGCCTACGCCCCAAGCGGAAGCACCGCGGCAACCGGTCAAACGGCCATGCAAGGCGTTCAAGGTCAAACTGGCGGAGGCGTCGGGCAAGTCATTACAATTCAAGGCATCGGCGCTGGCGACGTGTTCAGTGGCGACAGCGTGCGCGGCCTGATCGACCAACTGATCGAAGCCCAGCGCAACGGCTCAAAGGTGGTTTTGTCATGATCTTCATTCAGTCCGGCTACTCGCCAACGCCCGACCTGTATCACAGCAGGATTGGGATTCAAAACATCGTCCAGGGCAAGACGCCCACCGCATCGTCTGCTGCCACCGGCTACCCCGCAATCGCGGCCACATACCCAACGACATATGAATTTTGGAAGCCTTCAGCCCTGCCTGCAACGTGGGCGATTGACAATGGCGCGGCTGTTGCTTGCGATTACTTTGGCCTCGTTGGTGATTTCAACGGCGCAGCGATTGAAGTTCAAAGCAGCACTGACAACAGCACGTGGGTAACGCAGGCCAGCGGCTCGCCAACTGATCGCGTTGCCATGTTTTTGTTCGCCTCGGTGACGGCTCGCTATTGGCGCATCAATGTGTCGACGGCCATCCCAAGCATTGCCGTGGTTTACATCGGCGCATCGCTTGCCATGCAGCGCCGAATCTACCAGGGCCACACCCCGCTCACGCTGTCACGCATCACCGAAACGACTCAAAACACATCCGAAACAGGCCAATACCTTGGGCGCTCAATCATCCGCAAGGGCCTGCAAACCTCCTGCGAATACCAGCACCTGACCGCCGATTGGTATCGCGCCAACTTCGACCCATTCGTCGAGGCCGCACGCGAAGTGCCATTTTTCTACGCTTGGCGTCCGGTCCAATACCCCAACGAATTAGGCTTTGTCTGGACAACCGGCGACATCCGGCCAACCAACACCGGCCCGCGCAACTTTATGAGCGTGAGCTTTCGCGTGACAGGGATCGCCAATGAGTGACCCAATTACCATTGTTGAGATCGACCGCGACATTTGCTCGCTGGTTTACGGCGTTGGCCTTTGCACGGCCACCGGATCGCCCTGCTACAACACGTGGCACACCTGCCAGGTTAAACCCGTGTTTTCCGCGACAACCCAGGTTATGCGATTCGTCAAGCCACGCGCCGACGTCCCAATGTCGCTGGATGCAATCCCATCAGTGCGCTCAACATCGACCAGCCCGACCGAATTGAACGTTGGCGACGTGGACGCATCCTCTGGGCCATTGGGCAAACGCGCCCAGGCCACCGTGACATTTGAGGATCATCCCTATTCGGACGCATTGACCGATCCATACGTTGTCACGCGATCAATTAACCCATTCCAAAATGGCACGTTTTGGACAAAGCTAAAGGCACGCTGGCCCATCGCCAAAGGCCGCGCCCTGCGAATCCGCGATGGCTATTTGGGGCAAGACCCCGAGGACATGGTTTCCCGCGAATACCTGATCGACGCAATAGACGGGCCAAATTCCAATGGCATCGTCACCGTTCGGGCTGTTGATCCGCTTCGCCTGCTGGATGACAAGACCAGTCAAGCGCCAAAGCAGTCCACCGGTTACTTGGCCGCAGACATCAACAATTCACAGCAGGACATCTCCGTCATAAGCGGATCGCCACAATCTTATCCATCCACGGGAACGCTGAGGATTGAAGCCGAATTGATGACCTACACGGCAATGAAGCCCGTGGCGGCTGGGTCTTCGGTTGCATGGAATTTCACGACAGACGCAGAAGGCTGGACAGCATCCGGCTTGTCGCAATCCGTGTCTGGCGGCGTGATTTATCTGACCTCAACCTCAACTGATCCGGTTTGGATTAGCCCGAGCATTTCTTTAAATGGATCCACAAACAGATACGTCACGGTTCGCATAAAAAGAACGGCTGGAGCGTCTTGGCAGGGCACTTTGTTTTATGCAACTGCTGGCCATGGATTTTCAGAATCGTACAAAAAAACAATTCCAGATTTAACAATTGCAAACGAATGGGCCGACATCACCTTTGACATGCACGACTTGACGGCGGGCGGCGGCGATTGGGAGGGCAGCACGATCACTCAAATCCGCTTTGATTTCGGAGTTGCTGTCGGCGACAATTTCACTGTTGATTGGGTTTTGGCTGGCGAGTTTTCATCGCTGACTTTTTCTGGAATCACCAGGGCGACCGACGGTAGCGCGGCCAAAGAACACAAAGCTGAAAGCCGTGTTCAGACTTGCCTGCGCTACACCAACCAAAACGCATGGGAAGTCGCCAAAAACATAATCCAAATCTACGCGCCTTCGGCCTATGGCTACATCGACCAAACGCAATGGGCGACTGAGGCGGCGCAGTGGCTGGATGGCTTTATCGTGTCCGGCCTCATCAGTGAGCCAACCGGTTTGAACACCTTGCTGGCCGAGCTTTGCCGCGATGCGCAGTTCTTTATCTGGTGGGACGAGCGCCTGCAAAAAATCCTTTTGCGTGCCGTGCGGCCACCGACTGAGACGCCGGTCCAATTCAACGAGGACGCCAACATCCTTGCCGGATCGCAGTCCATTAAGACGGCTCCGAACGAGCGCGTGAGCCAGCTTTGGTATTACTACGAGCCCGCCGATCTGTCCAAAAAAGTCGACGCCGAGGACAACTATCGCAAGGTGCGAATTCGCATCGACGCCGAATCCGAAAGCGCACGCGAATACGACGAGAGCGCGGTCAAGAAAATCTACTCCCGCTGGGTGCGCACCGATGCAATCGTGATCGCCATTACGACGCGCATTTTGGCCCGCTACCGCGACGACCCGCTTTACTTGACGATCAGCGTTGACGCCAAAGACCGCAACACGTGGACGGCTGACGTCGTAGACGTAAGTTCACGCCTCCAGACCAACACCGAGGGCCTGCCCCTGACCCGGCGCTACCAGGTCATCAGTGCCCAAGAAGTGCAACCCGGCGCTGTCATCAAGTACGTTTTGCAAACCTACGACTTCACGGCAAAATACGCCTATTGGATGGCCAGCGATGCGCCCATCTTTTCACTGGCGACCGCAGAGCAAAAAGCCCTTGGCGCTTGGTGGTCCGACGGCGATGGCCTGATTTCAGGCGAGAGCGGCTACGAATGGCAATGAGGAACCAATGACGACTTACACCACAATCCCAAATTCAAGCCTTGAGCCTGGCAAGCCGATCCGGTCAATCGACGGCCTTGCGCTGCGCGACAATCCGATCGCCATCACAGAGGGCGCTGCCGGTGCGCCAAAAAATCAAACGGCATCAATCCAAGATGACGCCATCACAAAAGACAAGCTGCAATCCCCGGCCGCTGGATCCGCTTATTTGATTTGCAGACTTCAAACAAGGGAAATTTTCACCGAACAACTATATGCTGATGCAGGCGGAAGTCGTTTTTTTGCATCGGCAAATCATTTGGGCGTGACAGTTCTGGTGCCTGGAGTGATCCGATGCTCAGCAGAGCACAAAACAGGCTTTGGCACTGCATCATTTAGAATTTTAAAAAATGGCGTTCAGCAATCAGAATGGACAACAACTTCGACATCTTATGCGACCAGAACACTAGATGTAACAGTTGACACTGGCGACGTGATTATTTTCCAGCAGCAAGGAAACCCAGAGGTGAGCTTTTCATACTGGAGAAATTTGCTGATCTATTCAAACAATCCAAGCATGGCGGTGGCATAAATGAGAATCGTATCCCAAGCACCAGACAATTCAATCATCACAAAATACGTCGATGAAAACCACGCCGTTGTTCTTGAGCAAGGATTGAGCGATGAATGGGAAGCCGCATCCCAATCACCAGCACTTGAGCCATACGTCGCTCCGCCTCCATGCGTTCCAGACATGGCCGCATTGCGCCAAGCCGCCTACCAAAAAGAATCCGACCCGCTTTACTTCAAGTGGCAAAGAGGCGAGGCCACTCAACAACAGTGGCTGGACAAGATCGCAGCCATCAAATCACGCTACCCCATCGCAGGTGAATAATGGAACCTCAGACCGTCATCAACTACGTTTTGGGCATCGCATCAGCAGCGATGGGTTGGTTTGCCCGGGAGCTTTGGACGGCCGTCAAAGAGTTGAAAGCCGACCTTGCCAAACTGCGCGAGGAACTGCCAAAGACCTACGTCACCCGCGATGATTTCCGAGAGGATATGCGCGAGTTGAAGGATATGCTGGGCAAGATTTTTGACAAGTTGGACGGCAAGGCCGACAAATGATTGGGCTTGAGTCGCTGCTTGTCATTGGCGGAAAGCTGATCGACAAACTGATCCCAGATCCAGCGGCCAAGGCGCAGGCACAGCTTGAACTTGCCAAGATGGCGCAAGACGGCGAACTGGCACGCATGGCCGATGAAACCCGCCGCCGCGAGCTTGATTTGGTGGACGGCCAGCAAGCCCACAAAGAGCAGCAAGAGACCATCAGATCCGGCGACAACGCCTCGGATGAATACGTCCGGCACACACGCCCAATGATGGCCCGCCAATCGTGGTACGCAGGCGCGGCCTTTATCTTTGGCTTTGAGGTCGCCAAAGTCGTGGGGCACGGCGACGGCGCATCGTTCGAGATCGCCATGACCATCCTGGCGCCAGCGCTGGCCTACATGGGATTCCGCACCTTTGACAAGTTCGCCAAATGGAAAAAGTGACGCACATCACGCCAAATTTCACTTTAGCGGAACTCACATCAAGCGAGACAGCCGCACGGCATGGCTGGGATAACACCCCTGGCCCGACAGAGCTTGCAAACCTCAAGCGTTTGGCCGACCTATTGGAGCAAGTCCGCGCATTGCTCGGAAAGCCGGTGCTGGTCAATTCCGCCTACCGATCCAAGCGCGTGAACGACGCCGTGGGCAGCAAAGACACCAGCCAGCACCGCATCGGCTGCGCGGCTGACATTCGCGCGCCCGGTATGACGCCAAAGCAAGTCGTTTCAAAAATCATTGCCAGCGGCATCAACTTCGACCAATGTATCGAAGAATTTTCAGCCTGGACACATATTAGCGTGCCCAACACAGAATCAACGCCCGCCCGAAAGCAGGCGCTGATTATTGACCGCGAAGGAGTGCGCCTGTTCGCTTAAACGAAGCCGCGCAGATTTGGCGGCTTGTAGTCCTTGCCCTTGCCGATCTTGCCGCCTTCAAGGATCACGGCCACGCCATCCTCCAGCTTTGAATCGTTGGAATCAAGCACGGCTTGATCGGCGGCGTCCTTATCAAACCCCGCCAAGTAAGCAACCCCGTTGCCCGTGACCTCGCTATCGCAAAGCGCATCCAGGGCATCCACGCGCAGGTGGACGGGGATGTAAACCGATTGCTCGCCGCGCTTGAGCTTTGAGGCAAACCACTCCAGATCCAGGCGCGTTCGGTCAAGCAATTTGGCATATCCTTCGCTGTCGGTGCGCAAGCAGGCCAACAGTTCGCAGAATTCCTCGATGTGCACACCAATCTGGGTCGATACGTTTCCGGGGCTTGGCTCTTTGCCACAGGCGGCAAGCCATGCCGCCGTTCGTTGATAGTTGGTCATGGGTTTCTTTCTAAAAATCGCATCAAAGTTCTTGTCGAATGTTTCCATCGGCACGCTGAACGTGCGAGGCTTTGAGCCCTTTCCGCCATCGCTCACACCTCACCCCCAAGCGCCTTGATGAGTGAATCCACCAGCGGACCAAACGTGCCCGTGAAAATCGCCACGTCCGTGTCGAACGCATCTTCGCCGTGTTCGCTGGCGCCAGCATCCAGCAGGTTGATCTTTTTGATGCGCATGGAATCCGTCAGCATGAACTCTGCCTGGCCATCCCATTCAAGGCCCAGAGCGGTCGGAAACTTGCCTTCGCGCACGTGGTTTCGCACCTCGTCGCAATCCAGATTGTGATGCGTGAATTTGACCTTGGCGCAGTCGTCGCCGATTGATTCCAGCAAGCAATCGCGGCCAATGCTGAAGCCATACGGCACTTCGTCATGATCGCCCAGCAGCCAATTTGTCATCATGCTCTGCGGGCTTGTCGGCGTAGCCACCAGGTAAAGTTGCATCGACGGAATGGCCGCAAGGATCGCGCCCACAAAGTCGTCTGCGCGGGAGTTGCTGGCCGTGTCCACGATCATCAAGCCATCGTCACGCAGCCAGGCCAAGACCGCGGTTTGCTTTGGGAAGGCTTGTGGCAGCAAAGCAAGGCGGGCATCCTCTTTGATCTCTCGGATTTCCTTCTTGCCAGGCTTGCGGCCCTGGGCCTGCTCGATTTCATAAATGCGGTTTTCCACCTCGTCGCGCAGGACTTTGCCAGGCACAGACTTGGTTTCGATCATCAGCTTGACGATGCGCTTGCCGTTGACGATCTCGATCATTGGCCCGTGGTTGTGGCCGCGAGGCTCAATCCAGCCGACAGACTTTTCCTGCAAGTCGCCGCATGGGACAAATGCCGGAAAGTCGCCAAAGTCTGGCGGCAAGGCTGATTCGATTTTGTAGCGGTAGATGGTGGCGTTTTTGAACATGGTTTTCCTTATTTGATGGTCAAAGAGTGTGAGCGAACCAGCTTGCACCCAGGCACATCGGTGCCTGATTTCAGCGCCGTTTTGATAAGCGTTTTGTTTGGCTTTGGTGGTGGCATTGCGGGCCAGTCCATGAATTCTTGTGGGATCAGACCTTGCTCAAACACATCAACCGACTCAGGATTCTTGCGAATCTTGATTGTGCAAATTGGGCTTTCGATCACATCAATTTGCGCCGCCAGCATATTCTGCAACAGGTAGTCTTGCAGCTTGTCGGATGTGTTTTGGCGCTGCTTTTTCAACTCTTGCAGGCGCTTTATTTCGCCGTCAATCGCATCGCAATGCGCCTCAAACTGGCGAGACATCAGGACGATGTTCTGCGCTTTCTCGTTAAATGACTCGGCTATGCCGGTTGACTCAATGGTGTCTGCGATTGTTTGCGCGTCCAAATCCATGTCGGCCAATTTGGTCATTAGCTCGATGTATTCCTGGCGCAGTGTGTAAAGTGCTGGCAAGCTCATTTGCGTTTCCCTTCAAGTGCTTTGATAACGTGTGTGTAGGCCATGACTGGGATCTGATCCAGTTTCTTAACTTCGGTGTTTGCGTTGCGCTCAACCCATGCGAGCAACTCTTTTTTGTCTGCGTTGACTTCTTCAATCAATGCCTCAATGGTGGCGACCTGCTCCTCGCTGATGACTGGAGCTTTCTCTTGCTTTTTTGCTGCTGGCTTGCCGCTGGCCGCATTGCCATCGTCATCCTCTGGCGCAATTCCGCAGGCAGACATGAGCGAGTAGCGGCGGGCATAGGTCAGGGCCGAGCCATATCCTTGCGGGTCTTGCTTTGATGCTGGAACATGAAGGCGACCGGCGCTGAATGTCTCGCCGGACTCATGGATGAACAGCGTTTCAACGGTCACGCCATGATCGCACTCATGAGTTGGCTGCATGAGCATGATGCCGTTTTCGTTGAGCGAATCCACGACAGCCTCAACGCAGGCCGACAGATCGGCATAGCGGCTTTTGAAGTGCGGATTGGATGATGACTTGAGCGCAGGGCCAAAGGCCTTCTGAGCTTTGACAAGTGCGGAAGCGATTTTCTGCATAGTCTGACTTTCGGTTTGCATGGCGACTGTGCCACGGAAATTATTATAAGCTAATTTTTGCAGGCTGTGGGAAAATAATTTCCATCTGAACATAAAAAAACAGATTACAATTAGCCGCATCCGACAAACATGGGGAAAACATGACAGAGCAAGAGATCACAAGCGAATCCGTCAAGGTGCTGCGCAAGTCGCTCGGCCTTGGGCAAGCCGAGTTCTGGGGGCCGATTGGCGTTAAGCAATCCGCATCCTCGGGCTATGAAAGCAAGACGGCCATCCCAAAGCCTGTGCGCATCCTGGTGGTGGCCCGCTACATCTGCGGCATCCACATCGACACAGACACCGACGAGGGCGTGGAAAAAACCGCCAAGCTGGGCGCGATCCAGCAAAAGAGCATCAAGGCCAAAGCCATCGCTGGCGAGGTCAAGCAAGACCTGGCGAAAGCCGCCAAGTCAATCCAAACGGCGCACGACGCGCTGAGTTCATACTGAAAGGCAAAACATGGCTCAAATCACTGGAGTTTTCCGCATTGGACGGGACGCAGAATTGCGACACACACCACGGGGTGACGCAGTTGTCCAACTGTCATTGGCCTACAACTACGGCAAAAAAGGCGACGACAACAAACGGCCATCGCAATGGATCGACGCATCCATCTGGGGCAAGCGTGCCGAATCGCTCGCGCCTTACCTGCTCAAAGGCTCGCAAATTTACGCCGTCCTGAGCGACCCGCACATCCAGACCTACGAAGGCAAAAACGGCCAAGGCCATAAGCTGGCCGCGACCGTGCTGGAGATTGAATTGATTGCAGGCCAACGTGAGCAAGGCCAGCCTGCCCAACGTCAAGAGCGACCAGCGGCACGGCCAGCGCCTGCGCCCGCATCAAGCGGTTTTGATGACATGGACGACAGCGACGTGCCGTTCTAGGATCATGGCTAAATTCACCATCCAACGCACCGGCCAGGCCATCCCCGAAGAACTGGAGGGCGCTCGCGCCCTTCTTTTTAAATGCTTTGAAGGCCGCACCGACGAAGACACCTCCGCATGGAAAAAACTGTGGGCGCGCCTCATCAAGTCCGAGCCAGGACAGATCGTCAACATGGAGGCGTCGTTCCCGCGAAACCTCAAATTTCACCGCAAGTTCTTTGCCCTGCTCAATCTTGGCTTTGAGGCATGGCAACCGGCCACCAAATTCAAAGGCATGGAGATCGCCAAGGACTTCGACCAGTTCCGCAGCGATGTGACGATCCTGGCTGGCTTTTACGAGCAGACGTTCACGCTTGATGGCGCAATGTCTCTGAAGGCCAAGTCCATCGCCTTTGGCAGCATGGAAGAACCAGAGTTCGAGGCGCTTTATTCAGCCGTGGTAAACGTCCTGCTTCAGCGCGTTCTGACGACATACGAAGATCGCGCCCAGTTGGATGCGGTGGTCGATCAGATCCTTGGCATGGCATGAGATTCCCAAAGCACGATTACGTCCGCAGCAAGACCCTGCTGCGCAATGCCCGCGAGATTCCCTGCCAGCACTGCGGCGCTGACGACGGCACGGTGGTGGCCGCGCACACCAATCACGGCGGCGGCAAAGGCCGTGGCATCAAGGCCAGCGACAACCTGATCGCCTCGCTCTGTTTTCGATGCCACCATGCGCTTGACCAGGGCGCGGCCATGAGCAAAGCCGAGCGGATCGCCATGTGGGAGGATGCCCACCGCAAGACCGTGGACAAGCTGACAAAGCTGGGATTGTGGCCCGCTGACGTGCCCATCCCATAAATTACGATATAATAAAATCCTCATCAACAAAACCACAAAACCCAATGAAAGTAAGACGAGCAGACCACGCGCCGGTGACAATGGAATTCATCCGCGCAAAAAGCCACGAAGACGGCGATTGCCTGATATGGGATGGCGCAAAAGGAACCAGCAATGTCGGTGGTGTTCCATACATCAGTGTCAATCGAAAATTGATCCCAGTTCGCCGCTGGATTGCGCAAAACATTTTGCAAGCAAAAATTGATGGCTTGATCGCCAGCACCAAATGCGGCAATCCGCTTTGCATTGACCCTGCGCACGTTTCCATGAAGACGCGCAAGGAATTGACGACAGACGCAGCCAAGCGCACGCAGTACCACAAGAACCCAGCCCGCAATTACAAACTGGCGCTGGCCGCTCGCGCCCGCTCACCTCATTCGCTCGAGTTGATTGAGCGCATCCGAAACATGGAAGGCACGCACAAAGGCATTGCCCGCGAGCTTGGCATCAACTTCGACGTGGTCAACCGGATCAAAAATGGAACTGGCTACAAGGAATACAAAAACAACCCATGGGCGGGACTATGAGCATTTTTTTATGTGAAGGCCTTGAGGATCACGTTATCCGCAACGAGGATCACGCAGTCGTCATTGCAGGCCAAGGCTACTCCATCAAAGGCAAGATGCGTTGCATTTTGACCGACAGCGGAAACGGCTTTATCGCGCATTTCCCGTCGCATACATCGACGCGCCAGGATAACTATGTCTGCATGGATTACGACCAGGCGCAGGCGTTGGTGATGGCGCTGTCTGCGTTCAAAAAAGACTTGGGGTTTGAATGAGAAAGCGCAGCGCATACCGACCCAAGCCGATCCGGGCCGATGCCGTGAACTACGTTTTGTCCGGCCTCAAACCCCTGACCGACAGCGGCAACGAACTGGCAACGCTCAAGATCAAAAACCACGGCGCAATGGCCGCAACAGCACAAGGCCAGGCCACCCGCGACGACATGGACATCCTGATTGCGGCCACAAACATCTCTGAGGCGCTGGCGTTGGGCGGCATTGGCGAGGACTACAAGACCGAGATTCGCGCAGGCCAAGACGCATTGAAAGACCTTTGCGCCCGAGGCGTTGAGCGTGATGATCGGTTTGTTTTCAAGGCACAGGAACTGGCCGCGCTGAATCTTGCCATGGACATCCACGACGCCCAGCTTGAAGTCGTCACCGTGCAGCAACTTGAGCAGGCCATCGAGTACGTGAAAAAAGTCATCCGATCAGGCAAAGCAAGGAGAATCATATGAGCGAAGCATTAACCCGGGTCATTGCAGAACAGCAGGCCGAAATCGACAAATGGAAATCACGCGACAAATACAACCTTGATGCATGGGTGCGCGAAAACGAAAAACGCGAGGCTTTGGTCTCTGCTGTTTTTTCATACCTAAGCCACCCAGACGCAACCGGCGTGCGTCAATCAGTCCTTGAGGCTTTGCGCGACTACGGCTACTGCCTTGCCTGCGAGTGCATTGATTGCGAGTGCGACGACGAATGAAACCCATCTGCGCACTTTGTGGACGACCAACCAAGCCATTCGTCATGATCGGCCGAGAATCCATCGGCCCGAAGTGCGCGGCCAAGGCTGGTCTGCTGCCCAAGTCGTGGCGCAATAGTCGGCTGAAGTTCATCAAGCCCGCAAAGCCCGAAAGCAACGGCCAGGGCGATCTATTTGCCGACCAAAAGGAATCCAATGATTGAGCTGACCCTGCCATGGCCATCGCCAGACCTAAGCCCAAATTCGCGCGGGCACTGGAGTAAAAAGGCCCGCGCCGCCAAAGCCTACCGCCAGGCCTGCTACATCACCGCAAAGCAGCAAGGCCTGACCCTCATTGACGCGCCGCGCCTGCACGCCACGATCATCTTCTACCCGCCATCTAAGCGCCGGATCGACCTGGACAATTGCATCGCCAGGATCAAGCAAGCCATCGACGCCGTGGCCGAGATCAGCGGAGTGGACGACAGCAAGTGGGCAATGAGCTTTTCCTTCGCTGGCGATGTCGGCGGGATGGTGAAAATAAACCTTGAGCCAATGCGGATGATTGGGTAAAATATTCCGAAACCCGGCTACCGAGGAAGTCATGAGCCTCGGGAAAAGCGTCCCCACCTCGCCTGCCGTGCGTTTCTTCAAAGGTGGCTTACTGTTAAATAAGGTGCGGCATATGGCTAAAAAAAGCTATTCCGAAAAATTGCTTGATCCTCGCTGGCAGCAAATGCGTTTGCGCGTTTATGAGCGGGATGGTTTCGCTTGCAGATGTTGTGGTAGCAAAGAAAAAACGCTTCATGCACATCATGTCCAATACCATCCGCACGCAGAAGGCCCATGGGATTACGATCAAGACACAATAATTACATTGTGCGCAGATTGTCATTCTGATGAACATTCAGATCTTGATTCATCAAAAGCAAATGTGATTCTTGCTTTAGTAAAAATGGGATATTGGGGAACTTTTGAGCTTGATTCTCTTTGTGACATTTTGGGCGTTTTGACAAAAGATGATCTGACAAAAATTTTTCTGGAGAGGGTTTATGGCTCGAATCAGAACAATTAAACCTGACTTTTGGCGCGATGAATTGCTGGCTGGCATTTCATCAGAGGCCGCATTGCTTGCCATTGGACTGCTCAATCATTGCGACGACGAGGGATATTTCAATGCCAATCCAAAGCTAGTGGAGTCTGATGTTTTTCCGCTTCGCACACTGTCAAAGAAAACTACCGAATTACTACGGGAGTTGTCTAGTATTGGTTACATAGAGTTGTTTTCAGGTGTTGACAACAAGACTTATGGGAAAGTTGTCAATTTTGGAAAACATCAAGTAATCAACAAGAAAACCCCAAGCAAAATCAAGGACTTATGCCAACTACCGCACAACTCCGGTAGTATTACCGTAGAGATACCATCTGGAAAGGAAGGGAATGGAACAGAAAAGGAAAGGAAAGCTCCCAAGGTCGCAGCAACTATCGTTGCTTGCCCTCCTGATGTTGAAAAACAGGTCTGGCAAGATTGGTTGACCCTCCGGAAATCAAAAAAAGCACCAGTCACAGAAACCGTGATCGCCTCTGCAATCAAAGAATCGGCAAAGGCTGGCATGACATTCAATGACTTTTTGGTGATTTGGTGTCGCAGGGGTTCACAGGGTTTGGAGGCTGATTGGCTGAAGTCTTACGAAAAGCAATCATTTGCCCAACAAGCCGCAGACATTGCCAGGACAACCGTTCCGCCTGCGCACACCGGCCCAGATCCAGCGCTACTCAAGATTGAGGCAGACTTGAAAAAAGCCGCGCCAATGCCTGAGCACATTCGCCAACAAATCAACCAAGTGCTGAGGAAGGCATGAACTATTTTCAAGCCATGCAAATCCTCGACCAAGTGCGCGAAGGCCAACCATACCCCGAGCACATCATCACCCAAGCCCTCAAACTGACCGGAGACATTGATGAAGACAATTTATTTTAGATTTTTGACTGAAGACGAAAAGCCAACCGGCTGGATCGGATTTGCATCCGCAAAAACAACGCAAGAGCTTTTTGACATCATTGAAGAATTTGGCGACCCGTATCTTTGCGAAATTTGCGAAACCAAGACGGCTGGGTTTTGTGTTCACTGGAAGCCGTTTAATGACGAAAGCGGAGACGCTGTTATGGAAAAGCCGCCGGAATTGATTGAATCAATGCCTTGGGTTTTTGATGATGAGCACTGGGTCAAACCATCTTGGAGAATCAATTGAAACAAGCTGAACAACACCGAGACACCGGCATCGCCCGCGCAGTCAATCACGCCCAGCGCATCCACGGCGATTGGTTTGACAAGGCCAGCGTGATGATGCTTTTGTTCATGAAGCAAAACCCAGGCAAGGAATTTATGGCCGAGCAGGTCAGGGTCTGGGCCGAGGAATGCGGAATGCCAAAGCCGCCAGATGGCCGCGCATGGGGCGGAGTGTTCATCGCGGCCAGCAAGGCCAACGTGATCCGCAGCATCGGCTACAAGCGCCAGGAATCGTCGACTTGCCATTGCTCGCCTAAGAACGTTTGGAGGAAAGCATGAATAAACTTTGGTCAATTTACATCGGTGGCATGGATGAGTATCACGCCGCACCAAGCGAAGAAATGGCAAAACTTATGGCAGAAAAACACAATGCAGTCATTGCCAAGTGGTATGCCGATTGCCCCGACAAGACAGGATTTAGGCCTGCGCTTGATATGGCATTGGCAAGGGTTGAGCCATGGCCTTTTGATGCCGAAGAACACGCCGAAGACCTGCTTGAGTTTGATTGCGCAGAGTGGGGTTTGGATGGAGGTGCGGCATGAGCGACAAACCCGAAGCCCTGCGCCTGGCCGAATCGCTGTTGCTGTGCTGGGGCGACTCTAGGCTAGATGAAGCAGCCGCCGAATTGCGCCGCCTGCACGCTGCCAACATCGACTGCGTTAACCACTTCAACGCCATCAAAGCCGAGCGCGATGAATTGCTGAAAGCGCTGGATGACATTGCAGCCTACTACCCAAACAGTTGGGCGTCAGATACGGCCCGCGCAGCCATTGCCAAAGCGAGCGCCTGATGGACTACGAACTAGCCTACCGCCTGCAACTGGAGAAGCTGATCCACATCGCGCAAAGCCCAGCCTGGAAATCGTGGTCCTGGGACTATGCCAAACAGCTTGCCGCCGACAAGTCAGGCGTGTTCAAAGGCATCGACGACGACTTGGCAAAGGCCATGAAAGAATTGAAAAAATAATTTTGCACAGTCGCAAATTATTAGGATATAATTTCAATCAGGCCGCAAACATCTTGAGGCCACCAACCGAAAGTAAGACATGAAACACCAATGGCACTACGAGCGACAGGCTCGCAAAATCAACAACCGCGCAGAAGCCGCAATGGGCGTCCTGCTTGCAGTGGTCATCGGCCTCGGCTTGGCCGCACTGCTTTTCATCCACCTTTCCAAGTGAGGCCAGCCATGTTCACACCAGGAAAATGGACGGTTGACGCATCAGCCCGCAATTCATCCGGCTGGATCGCAATCCGCCAAGGCATTGAAAAATACGACCTGACGGTCGCATCGACCTTTGGGCATTTCCCCGAGACGGTCGAAGCCGATGCCCGCCTAATCGCCGCATCCAAAGACCTCTATCAAACCGTGCTGGATCTGCTGCCATTGGCCGAAAACGCCTACGGCCTCAAAGACCCCAAGGTGGCAGCTATCCGCGCAATCATTGACCAGATCAAAGGTGCAAAATGAACCAACCAATCATGATCCCCATTGTGCCAAACGACAAATTCGAGCCCGAGGCGTTTGACTTCAACATCCCATGCTGCTGGTGCAAGCATCGCAACGGCTACGACGACCAAGACCCATGCGCCGAATGCGGCCACAACGGGAGCAACCAATGAACAGCGTCAAGCACATGGCAGTGCTCAACGCCCTGCACCTAAACGGCCCGCAAGACTATCTGGCCTTGGAGCGCATCCTCGGCATGGCCGGACTTCACCGGCTGACCAACTACCTCCAGCAGCAAGGCCTGATCGTTGGATTGCCAAAAAAAGCCAAAGAACTGCGCCAATACAAGCTGACGCAGGAAGGCATGAAGCGCATTGGCCAAGCAACGATCACCACAGGCCGGGTTTACGAGCCGCTGGTCTACAAGGAATTCATCCCGACCCGACCAGGCGCGATGAACGCCATGGCCATCAAGTCTCTGGGGATCAGCGCATGAGCTGGCCATTTCCGCCAGCCACCGGCCCCATGCCTTGGACGCGCAAGCAGATCAAGGAATACGAGCTTCAACAGCGCAAGCAGTTGCCAGACGCGCCTTTTTAAATGGTCATCATGTGGACATTCGCGGCATTCATCATCGGTTTTTGGGCTGGCATTGCCGTGATGTGCATTTTGCACATTGCCGCGCCAAGCCCATGCAACCAAAACTGCAACCAGGGCCGTGACTGCGACTGCGCAGAAACGATCCGCAAATTTGAAAGTGAAACATGACACAGGCACAAAGAATGTTCGAGGCCATCATGCGCGTGAAGGGCCACACCGACTTCACGATGAGCGCCACCGGCAAGTACCTCAACCCTTCACTGCAACAGCGGTGGGCCTACTTTGCAATGGGGTGGGAGATGAAGGAAGCGACGACATGACCGAACACACACCGGGGCCGTGGAAGGCCGTTTACGTTGGTTGTGGTGACTGGGATTTGAGTGGGCCTGTCACACAGGAAGACTGGACGCTGGCAGCCGCAGCGCCTGATCTGCTTGCCATGCTCATAGAGGCTGCGAATTTCATTCAACCGTACAGCGTAGGGCAAGAGCTTCTTGAACGTATTGATGGAGCAATCGCCAAAGCAACAGGAGAACAAGCATGAAACTTTACACAGCACGAATTACGTTTGATTTTGTTGTCGTTGCCGATGACAAGATTGATGCGTTTGATGTGGCCCTCAGTGAAATGAGAGAAGCATTCAGCGACCTTGATCGGCATGATGTTGACATTGATGTGACGGATGGAGTCCATGCCTACAAATGGGATGACGATTGCATTCCGTACGGTGGTGATGGAAACACACGCACAAGCGCCTACAAGGAGCAAGCATGAGAGACACCATAGACATGGCCCGTGAGGCATTCGGAGAAGACTTTCAATTCATGCCAAACGAACCATATCAACGCTTTGCCGAGCTTGTTCGTGCTGATGAGCGGAGCGTAGAGCGCGAGGCGTGTGCAAAGATTTGTGATGGTATGGAATATCAATATTGGCGTTCACAAGCCGATCAGGAATTCACACCAAGCGACTGCGCCACCGCCATCCGAGCAAGGGGGAACACATGAAAGACGAAGCATTGAAGCTGGCGCTGGAGGCGTTGGATATAGCAGCCCACGGTCTATACAAAGCCACCCCACATTTTGATACGCACAAAATGATTGAGGAGGTTGAAGCATCCATCACCGCCATCAAGCAAGCCCTTGCAGCACCTGTGCAGGAGCCTGTGGCGTGGTGGATACCAAAGCATAAAGCCCCCGA